AGAGTGGTTGACTTTCCAGACTGTCTAGGCATTTTACAAATAACAAACCTATTATTCATAAAAGTCTGAATCATTTTCTCTTGATAAAGATACATTTCAAATGAAATCAATCCTCTATCCACATGAATAACTTTTACATAATTTTTAATAAAGTGTTCAGGGGATTCCATACATTTTTTGTATTCCAGTACAGATTCTTCAGTCCACTCTACAGGTTGCCCTACAGATTTTAAACGTGGATTCCCCAAATACGTTTCACTTGACATCCTTATCTTTCAACATTTTTTGTAATTCAGCAGTAGATCCAACAAATAACGCATTAGTCACATTAGTTGGACCTTTTTCAGTACTGATATCTTTTTTAGTTTTATGGAGATTTAAGAGTTCTTTATTTGTAGTAGTAAGTTTGTCAATCATCTGACCAACTACTTCAAACGCCCTTGGGTGTTCAGATTGTTTTGCTATTTCAAGCAATTCTTCAAGACCATCATTACCCCTTTCAATAAGATTATAAAGATTTTCTCGAGCATACTGAAAATCTATATCATCATCAAGACCATTAATTACTGGCTTTACCTTTTCAATTTTTTTAATCTCTCTTTTAGGTTTTTGTATAATTCCTAAAACTTCATCGAGATGTTCGTCTATATTCATACATAATCCTCACCTGTCACTGGATTAAATCCTTTACTATCTTCAAAAAATTCAAAAGTTTCACTAAAACCAAAATCAGAAGTGGCTTCAGCAGTAGTTGGGGATGGAACCACTGTATATCTAGACTTAACTGTTGCATCTCCAACACCCTCACTACTATTTTCATTCAGAATTTTTTCATAATTATCATTTTCTAATAATATGTAGTCTGAAGAAGCAGAACTTGAACTAGTAGTTTCTAGAATGATAAAATTAGTTATAAGAGGTTCAGACGTTTCATTACTAGGAATTCTGAAATTAACTTCAATTGTTTTAATAACACTACCAGATTTAATATCTGGATAAATATATCCTCGCATAGTAAATGAAAGAGTCCATGTAATAGTACGAGCTGTTGCTAATTCTCCTTCATACTCATCAGCCACATCTGCAGAATTCAATACAATAGGTATATCTGCTTTGATTCCCATTTCTGGAATTGTATTAATAGTGACTGTAAATTCTGGAGTAAAATAAGGAAGAATTTGTTCAAGTATCTGAGTACCATCCTCTGCATTTTTTACTAAAATGTACAGAGTAAAATCAAAATTATATGGAACTGGATTGTACTGTGTCATCAATGAAGAAGTTCCAGCTGCCGTGTTTGCTGCTATATTTCTTCCAATAGTATTTAATTTTCTAACAGAATCATAAGCAAGGCCAGTAAGGGCAAACCCCATTCTTGGAACTCTAACTGCTGAAACCTTCCGTGATATAGTAGATTCTTGAATTGCTAAAAGCCACTTCTGTTTTGGACCATATGCAAGAGGCACTTTAATTTTTTCAATAACAGTTCCAGAAGAGTTTTTTCTCTCAATGTTAAGATCATTGAAAAGTGTGCCGAAAACCGCTACATATTTGCGAACAGTTTGATGGTAAAAGGTAGATCCAAGCATTAGTAATTAGTCCCTTCAGAAAATGGATTACCCTCAGAGAAGTCAATTACAGAATCCGCAGCAGTTTCAATTCCAACATTGTTTGCTGAAGGATCAGTTGGTTGTGCTTGAGAATCAAAAGTGGTAACAGCATAAGAAGCACCAGAAGTGTTTCCAATAATATTGCTTGAAGATGAAAATGTTCCAGTAAGATTGATGAGTTTCAAAACTTTAGATGTGGAGTTCCAAGCACCAACTTCTCCCGTGGCTGTAGCAGATCCAAATGCAGCGCCTTGATAAACTGTTTCTTCAACAGTATAAGTACCTGTACCACTTCCCATTGTAAATTCTATTGCATAAGATTTATCTACTTCTATACTATCAATAGTTTCAATTCCTGTATCAAGTGCTTCATCAGAATATCTAAAGAGTTCACATACCAAATCAAAAGTTTGAAGTGCTCCTGTCTGATAAAAGGTATTTGTTCCTTGAACATCCAGAATTTCAAATAAAGATTCAGACAATGGGAAATAGATAATATCACCAGATTTAGGTTCTACATCTCTTCCACCACCTTCAAAATTTAACTCTTGGAATCTTCTTTTTGCGACAGTAAATGTAATTTGATCTCTAACCTCAAGTCCAAAATTAGAAACAAAGGTGCCTTCTCCTTCAAAACCATCTACTGACTTAATATACATCTCAATAGTTCTGGCATCCTTGAATTGAGAAAGGCGGTCTTCTCCAAAAATAGAATCAGTATTTACTTGAGTTCTAGGCATATAATGCAAATCAATACCATAAACCTTAATTGACTCTATGATTACATTTTCTATAAGTCTTTGGTCAGCGGTATTCGTTCCAAAATTATTAAAATACTGGTTCGTTGCCATTATTATCCTACCATGAAGTCATCGGGTAATTGATATTTGAGTTGTATTTCCTCTTCTACCCTTTCTATCTCTGTACTAGCATCATCATACAATTGTCTTCCATTAAGGGTAACTCCTCCTGGTAATTGTAATCCCTCAAACTTAATTAAATTTTGCCCCCATTGTTTTTTAAAAAGAGAAGTAACATATTTCTTGAGAAACATATCACCCCAAACATCAGTATATGTTGCTGGATCTACTATCGCATATGCTTCTACTATTAACCAATCATCAATTCCAAGATCTCCATTCCAATCAATATCAAGATACAGTCTATCCATATGTCGATTAAACCGAAATCTTGGAAGTCCACTGAACAAATCATTAATCATGTTTAATTTTTGTTGAGTAAAAACATAACTCTTAAAATCTCCCATACCTCCCATAGTATAAAGATCATGAAGAACATATTGATAATTCACTGAGAACATATTTGTAGATGCATTTGTATTCTCATAAAATGGAACTACTCCTTTGATTCCAATCACATTTTCATCTATAGAAACATAATGATTATCAAAATCTCCAGTAGTGGCAGCAGAAGATGCTGCTGTAGTAGCAGTTAATGCACTAGTTCCGCCTGTGACGGTTTCTCCATTTCCAAAAGTAGTGGTTGTATTTGCATAATAAGTGTTTCCATCACCACCAGATTTAACTTCTGGTTTCTTGTAACGGATTGTAGTATTAGCGCTATGATATTCATGTACTGTAGCTCTTACTCCACTAGTTCCACCTGTAATCGTTTCTCCAGCTTCAAATACGACATTTGTTTGAATTTTTAATGTAGACCCTGTAATCTGTTTTTTAACAAATGTAGGATAAGTTCCATCAAAATGATATTCTTGAAAATATTCTAAAGCATCATCAATACAATCTTCCATTTGATCATCATCTAGATTAAGTTCTAATACCGGATGTCCAAGTTTCCGTTTCGCATAATCTTTGAGTGTTGCTCTAGTAGTTGGTTGTGTCATTATTTCGTCCTCAATACGTTGATGATGGAGATACGGTTATCACACCTTCAGCAAGTCTTTCTATTATTGTTCCACCAGATTGTGTATACTCAACATCATAAACATATTGGCCTGGAGAAATAGCACCTGTTTGTGTTGCGGTCAATGAAATGGTTACATTTGAACCTGCATCTGCACAAGTAAATGTAACTACATTATTAGAAGTGTAATGGGATGGTCTAACTTTTCCAGCACAAGTCCCAGAAGAAATAGTTACATTCCCCCCAGCAGTATTCTTGGCTGTAATTACCTTCTCAAAGGTACAGCCTTGATCTATTACTAAATTAACAGTTTGTTTATTGAGAGTAAGTGCCATGAAATCTCCTTGTGGTTGTATAACCTTTCCATATATTTAGTAAAGGAAAAGATTGATGAAGGAGATTATGTAGTTGGTTCTTCCGGCCAACCAGAATTAACATCTGTTGTTTGGAGAGCTGCTAAATCTGCCGCTGCAGTAATTGCATTTTCATGATCAGTTGCTTTAGATCTTACAGCGTCACGATAAGTTTGAATATCAGCAGGAACTGCTGTTCCAGTATCCGTTTTACGAATATAATACCAATCATGGGATTGTAATTTACTTCCTTGAATATCCTTAACTTCTTGAATCATATTCCATTTTTTACTTCTGGAATGAAGAGTAAATGGAATTGCATCATTTGTAATTGTAGAAGAAACTGCAGGAGAAAGTGCATTACCACCAAAATTAAACCCTCTAACTGTATTACCATTCCCCCATGTTCCTTTTGTAATTTCTACATTGAGGACATTTTCACCTTTAGAAATGATTGTTCCTCGTTTAGCAGCTGAACTATATGTAGCACTACTTGCAATTTTATCTCCATCTGAAAATCCATCAGAATTTGCAACTGGAATTGAATATATATCCTCTAATGGTTTTAGAGTATTTGTATAAGTTCCATTGACACCCGTTACAGTTCCATCTTCACGTTTCATTACTGTATATACAGGAGAAGACACATCATACCAGGACTGTTCTTCTGGAGAATTGGTCATAGATATTGACCAAATATTCAATTGAGTTGAAAGTTCAGAAGCAGTCCAAAGAGAGAAGATACTCGCTGGATACTGAACTGCATCCAAAGTTACAGCAATCGGTCTTGTATATAACTGAGCGATTTCATTATTGTCGTTGAGTCGTGCCCACATTGTTATCTTCCTTTAGTTAAATGAATTACTGTTATATTTATAAACTTTAATAATTGTTATTATCTCGCGGTCGCATACTTGAATGGTGTTTCAGCCCAGGCCATGTATATGTAAGTATGACTACTGTGATTCCAATAGGTTCCAGTTGCGTTTCTAAGTTTAAATCCATTAGAAACAAAATCTAAAAGGCCACCTGTATAGCTAGCACCTTCAGCTGAAGCTGTATCTGCCATGAGATATTTGTATACAGGGTTGTGACGGTCCCGCTTGTTGTCCCATATATACCAGCGTTCTGCAGCTGTTATAATTTTAACAATAACTAATGCGGGTTTAAATCCAGTATAGATAAATGGCCCATCTGTAGATCCATTTCCTGTATATTTTCCGAACTTGGAGAAACCTTCTACTCCGTGCCATGCATATGTTATATAATTTACACCACTTCCATTAACATTTGCATTACCGCCGAGATATCCAACTACACTAGAAGATATTTTAGTCCCATCATAAAAAACTGTTGTAGTTTCATCTCCTCCGGTATTGTCAAGATACATATATGCAGCACTTGATGCAAATGCGTTATACATATCTTTATGCCAAGTAACCCAAGGCGTCGAGTCAGCTTCTCTATTTTTTGTAATAACAAGGTCTGGTATTTTAGATAATCCATGTCCTACAGTAGCAGCTGCTCCTGAACCATTGTAGTGCACAATACTAAATCCTGCATCTTGATTTACACTCACCGTAGATGCAATCGTGCCATCACCATTCTCTACAGTTCCATTTCCTGCTTTCCAACACCATGCGACATATTCATTACCAGTATTATTTACATAGCTATTAGTACCTACCGAAAAACCATCAGAATTTAATTGTTGGATAAATGTAGCAGCATTACTTCCATCAGCTGCCACAGTATATTCATTTAAATCTTCACTTGGCCATAACATCTTATTAGGGCCACGAAGAGAATCAACCGCTATATGATAAGGAGCAAAGTCTCTACCTTTCATCCAAACTAAATCTGGCTGAAAATTTAATCCAC